TGTGAAGCTTTCACCTCGCGGTGGGTTCGGGGAGTTACCTCCCTCACGAATCTGTGTCCGTGTTGTGTAAACATCTAGTGTCTACAAGACATACCCCTTTAGGGGCCTCACTCCTCTTCGGAGTCTGATTCAAAGTTATCTTTGAATATTTTGAACATTAAATTGTTCGACATTCTTCTACCAACTAAGTGGTAGAGGTGAAGGATAACCTTCGTAACTGGGTCCCCCATGAGGACCCCACGCTTCGTAAAGAAGCAATCCACAGGAACTCCATTCCTGTCAAGAGTCTCCACTTGACGTGGAGCGCAAAGCGCAAAATGCGCCATCTGCCTATACCATGTTGGTAGGCCTAGTTGGCTGAAAAGCCGATTGAACATTGCTCCGGCAATGTAGTGGTCACAGTGATCTGTGGCATTCTTCCAGTCTGTCGACATGACGACTGTTTCAACATCTTCCCTGAAGATGAAACTCGCACTTGGATTCTTGTGCGATAATCTCTTGAAGAAATTCCAAGAGTGATTTGCGGCTCCAATACCGCTTTCACTAGAGGGGAAAGCCTCTAGTATTTTAAGACCCATGTGTGACAATGGGTGTAGGAACACTGCGTGTTGCAGTGTAGAAACCGTGATCGTACGGTATTTACCTAGTTCTGCAACTAGGCTTATTCTACAACTCATTGAGTTGTTGTCATATAGAGTCTTGCGATCTCTAAACTTTCCACATGACCAGTGGAATAGCCGCTCGCCCTGAGCGGAGTTCTCGGCAGTTAACATTCTGCCTGTTAGTGAACCGTCTTGCAGGTTCACTTCTGGTACCTCAGGGTTAGCTTGAAGTACGATTCTGGCGGCCTCTAGTTTGCCGCCTTCATTCGTCGGATGAAAGAATTCACCCGAATCTGAGAGCGATATTTTGCTCTGATCTGACACCTTCTGGAAGAAGGCGTCCCGTAACTCGGTTGGTCCCAACCGAGTCAATAGATCACTGTAAACGTGATCAACAGCCTCGCAAAGAGGCTTCTGGATCGTCTCGAAGGCGATCTTGTCTGACGGTGTTGTCAGAATTTCCTTGGTTCTCTCCAAGGTTTTGTCATAAAGACTACGGGGTGGAACCCCGGAGGCTCTCGTTTGCGAGAGTATCATACCTTGCAGGTATGAAAGTGGGGTTTTACCCCGTATAAGCGAGCACATCACTCGCATAGCCGAGAGTTCTCTCGGTACCTCAACGTTGACCGTTGAGCCAAGGGGGTTGAAAACCTCCTTCTTAATGTCCTTTCGGACACGTTTGACCTTCTCAAAGGTCGTCATCCTTTCAGGATCACTGTCGCGGAAGTAATCCGCAACTAAATTCGCAATGAGCGAACGTTGGATCTGGTCGATCCTTTTCCAGTTTTGGAATTCCGGCGTTCCGGGAAACGCCATTACGACTTGCATGAGCATGCCGTCAACTGTAGCTAGTATGCTACGTAGGCGTTGAACCGCCTGTGAAGATATTCTCATCTTCTTTACTACCCCCAAAGGGGTATCTCCATCGGGTGATGGAAGACCGGCCAAAAGCCGGGCCATGCTCCTTCCAAAGGAGCTCTCCTTAAGTTTTCTAGACTTAAGTAATTGGGGGAACCAGAAGGTTCCTCTCTTTAGCACACGGAGCCCGTGTGCAACGGATGGTAGAGATTCAAACTCTACCCTTGAGGTCAGTTTAGTGATCTCTCTTGGGAGTTTACACTCCCATATATTCTCTGCATTAAAGCAGACATTTAACTCGGGGGTTTCTACTCTCCCGAGAAGAGCTGGCGCTACGAATTGTTGTAGCACCGTAAATAGAGATCTATGGACCTCTTTGTCTGTGCACTTGCACAGATGCTGTCCCTTACGGGAATAGCGTAAAATAGAAGTCGAAGGAAACGACTTCAGTGATAGGACATCCGTCCTATAGTCCCATGGTAATCCATCGGGCACTTTCGGTGTCATTGATGATGCCAATTTCGTCAGGCGTCAAGACGTTTGAAAAACTCTCGAAAGAGAAAAGCCAGAG